TACCTTGGGCTACTGATATCCATGGATTTGAGAAAGATGATTTTGTTAAGCGTAATGATTTACAGAAATGGGAAGATATCTACCCAGAAATACAGAAAGTTCTTACAGGTAAGACTGCTGTTGCACATAATGCTTTTGTTTTTGACCAGCAAGTTATGGAACAAACATGCGAGAAGTATCAAACCTTAGTTCCATTATGTAAATGGAGAGATACTAAAGCAGAGATTAAGCAGATGTATCCAGGTAAAGCACATAGTCAAGTTGATGTAGCAAAGTGGATGTTAGATGAGGAATATAAAGCACACTCTGCTATTGAAGATGTTCGTATGTTGGCAAAGATTTTTAAATACATAAACGAAAAACCTTCTTGGATATTTGTATAAGGTTCTTGACTTAATTTTTATATAGTCTAATATTTCTTTTACACCAACAAATGTTGCGTGGTAAGAGAGATTATCAAAAGGATATCTCAAAAAAGAAAGAGGATAAAATGCGTAATGCAAAAATCACATTGCCTATTCAGGCAATTCGTACACTAACTTCTTTAACTGATAAGAATGTTAAAGAATACTATGGATATATCAAATGTAAGGATTTAGCTGAAGCTGATGAATTACCAGATAATCCAAATCCAAGAAAGCCAATAGCTGATAAAGCATCATATAGTGAAATGGTTACTGCTCTTACTGATGAGCAAGAGACGCCAGACTTATTTATGTTTGCAGCACTTGGTATTCATATCTTTGCTACTGATGCAGTAGTCGAAGAAAACAATATAACACTTACACTATCAAAGAAAGATGGTGTTGTTAATGGTGGACACTTGTATGGTGCTATCATGGAGAATAGTAGTTCTATTCCAGAAGATAGATTAGTTAGGGTGTTTATCATGACAGGTGTTACTGATGAAAGCACAAGACTAAATATCTCTATTGGTCTTAATAAATCATTACAAGTAAGTGATGAATCATTATTAAATCATAAGGGACAATTTGAATGGATTAAGAAAGGTTTAAAAAATACATCTTACGAAGATTCAATAGTCTATTTCCAAGGAGACGAAGGAACAGTACCAGTAAGAGATATTATCTCTACAGTATATTCTTTGATACCCGATGGAACTGAATTAACGAACAGTCCTGTATCTAAACTATGGGCTTATGGAGGCAAGAATAAAATTATTGCCCAGTATGAAAGTTCATTAAAAGATTATGAGAAGTTTGAATCTAGTCTAAGAGCTATTTACTTGTTTAAAGATTACATTCAAGAAACTGCTTACAATATGTGGACAGAAGCTACTGGTGAAACTATAGATGATACACCATTTATATTTTCAAAGTGGGCGAGCAATAAAAACCAAATATTGTTTTTAGATGATAAGTCCGATATTGAGTATGTACTCAAATCTGCTGTACTTGTTCCAGTTATTGCATCATTCAGAACAATGGTTGCAATGGAAGGTAAGTTTGACTTACATAAAGCAAAAACTGTTTGGGATAATATTGGCGTTAGATTAATGCAAAAAGGAATTAATTTAGCAAGACAGTTTGACCAACTTAGACCAGTAGGATATTTTCAACCAATGTGGTTTGATATGTTTGAAATTGTAAGAGATGAGTTAAGACTTCTCAAACAAAATAGACTAACTGCGTAATTTGCGATAATTAAAAAGTAATCCCTATGGAGACATAGCAAGAATACTTTTCAATAAGATTAAGGCCGTCCTGCGAGACGGCCATCTTATTTAAATACCAAACCTCTATGGTATATTTATAGAACCATGATTCAAGATTTTATATACGCAGGTTACAGATTTAAAAAAGAAACTTTTAATAATGAAACTCTTGTAATTATGTTTGAGAAGAACGAAGCAGTTCAGCAGATGATAATTCCAAACGAAATAAATATTTTTGATTACATCGACGCCTACTTAAATAAATTTATTAGACAGTCAAATACCACGAGGTATATCAAGAATAGGTAATATAAATATGTCGGCATCCACACCGACCTCCTCCCATCATCGGCTGTCCATAGGATAGCCGTATTCAAAATCACTGATATAATCGTATTATGATATATGTACCAATACCTTCGTTACAAGATGATGAGTTAGAGCCTACAATTTTAGAAGTTCTAAATAAATCTAGTAATCCAGACGATATAGTATTTGGAATTAGGTTTCTTACTAATTACAAAATGGATGTTCCTTTTTTTCTTAATCTAAAAAACAAATACAACATTCGTGGTGATGTCCATTTTCTAACAGAAGAGAATGCAAAAGATTATATAGGTATCGGTAAATGCAGAATTGGTACTGCTAGTTATTACGATGGCGAAGAATTTGTTTTAAGTATTGACAGTCATACTATGCTTGCAGAAAATTGGGATATCAAACTCAAAGAACATTTATGGAACGCACAAGAATTAACTGGAAATAATAAAGTAATAATAACAATGCAAGGTGGTTCTTATAGGTACACACCACAAGGTAAGGAGTTTATTAGCAAGCATAAGTTTCCACATATGGGATATGACAAAGATTGGAGTTATGAAAAATCTCCAATGCTTGTAAGACCTCTCTATGATGTTATGTTACCTTGGTCTTTCTCAGAGCTAGATGAAACGCAACCTGACTACTTACCTATTCCAAAGTTTTCTTATCACGCTGCTTTTAGTGATGAAATGTTTTTATATGATGAAGATGAAAAGATTGATGCATTAGAAGATGACATACTTAAAACATTTAAACTGTATAACGATGGTTGGGAATTAGTCTTTCCTAATGTAGATGAATGTTTAATTGCACATCTTTATTTCCCAGATATTAATGAACACGGTGGAGGTAGAGCATTTAGTTACCATTACATGAGTGATGAAGAAAGACTTAGAAGACAAGGGGTTGAAAAAGAAAATGCACTTAGATACTTGAATGACCCAACATTATTTTATACTATAGAGAAATACAAAGATTGGTTAGGAATAGATTTTGGAAAAGAAATATTCCACAATAACTACATACCAGAAAGGTGGTTTCATGCCTAGATATGATTACAAATGTCTTGCTCATAATTGTGAATTTGTTTTTGAAGTAACTCACAAAATATCTGAAGACCCATTGATTAAGTGTGTTAAATGCAGTAGTCAATGTAAAAGATTAATTTCATCTAATGTAATGTTTGAAACTCCTGTTGATGTAGAATGGGAAAAAGACCCAAGTGATTTATCTGTTAAATCTTATAAGAAATATAGTGAGGCAAAGAAAAGAAAGTTTAGGTGGTAACATGTCAGGCTTTGATTGGAAAGATGATGAAACATATTCTGAATATAAATCAAGAAAGCTTAGAGAAAAAGGTCCAGGATTTAATGTAGCTATGGGACAAAAGAAATACAAACCTGAAGAAGGTGAAAAATCCGCAGCTGCTAAAAGAGCTAAGACTAATCGTAATAAAGGTAGAAGAAAGCAGAATCTTGCTCGTAAAAAATTAAAAATACCTAATACTAAATTTCGTTCAATGATGGGACATGAAGAGAGCTGGTTGGGACAAGTACGAGTAGAAGTCAAAGCAGGTAAACAAGTACAGACATTGTGGACTAAATTTAAAAATGCTAAAGCTCAATCGGATGCTAACAATACTTCTATAGGTAATAATAAACCATTTTTATTTGTTGCTATGCCTGATGGAACTACTGATGGTTTAGTTGTTATGGAATTAGATAGATTGGAGGAAACTGTGTTTGCATTGCTTGAAACGTGGGAAGAATACGATGAAGAGTAATGGTTAAATACAAAGGAGTTTTACCTCCATTACACGAAGCACAGAAAACAGTAGCCGATTCAGAAGCTAGATGGAAAGTCTTATGTGCTGGAAGACGATTTGGAAAAACACGCCTAGGTGTACAGATGTGTATGGAGAATGCTTTAGAAGGTAAAAGAGCTTGGTGGGTTGCACCAACATTTGCAATCGCTCGTGTAGGTTGGAGAGCTATCGAAGCAGCGGCCATGTCATTCCCTGCAAAGATAAGACCTAAAGTTTCTATTGCAAACATGGAAGTTCATTTTGAAAATGGTGGTTTTATTGCTGCTAAATCTGCTGATAATCCACAAAGATTAAGAGGTGAAGGTCTTGACTTTCTAGTTATGGATGAGGCAGCTTTCGTAAAACCAGAAGTATGGAGAGAAGTTCTACGACCAACACTTACAGAAAGAAAAGGTAAAGGTTTATTTATTAGTACTCCAATGGGTATGAACAATTGGTTTTATGATTTATGGCAGAATGCACAAGATGATGAGAATTGGGAAACATTTAGATTTTCTACATTAGACAACCCAGCTATTGACCCTGACGAATTAGAAATTGCCAAGAAGGAAGTTGGTTCTATTATATATACGCAAGAGTATTTAGCAGAGTTTGTTGAAGATGGTCAGTCCCTATTTAAACCTCATTGGTTAAATTATTTTCAAAAAAGTGAAGATGGTTTATGGGTAGGTGGTGGTGGTTCATGGGACCCCTTAGAACTACAACACTTTGGTGCAGTTGATATTGCTGTAACTACTGCTACTTCTTCAGACCATACAGCAATAGTAGATTTTGCTAAACATAACGATGGTACATTGTTTGTTAATGATGTAAAACAAATTAAAGTAGAAGGACCTGATTTATTTCCAGAAATAAGAAATATGTACGATAGATATAACTGGTCACATGTTTGTATTGAGAATGTCGGCTTATCTAAAACAGTTTCTCAAATGCTTCAAAGAGAGGGATATAGGGTACAAGAAATGAAAGCAGATAAGGATAAAATAACCAAAGCTTTACCTTTATCGGCTAGGATGGAGTCTGGAGATGTACTTTTAAAAGCGGAAGCACCATGGCTACCGAACCTAGAGCGTGAGCTCCTTGCATTTCCGCTAGGTTCGCATGATGACATGGTAGACGCTATGGCACTTGGAGCTCAAGAGATGCAAAAAAAACGCGTCTGGGAAGCGTATTAATAAATGGCAGAAAGAAATAGATTTCAAAAAGCCTTCGATGCCTTAACAGGTAGGGACATCGGAAGCAAAACTGCAGCGAATTATAACCAAACTTATGGTACTGATTTGTCTGTATACGGATACAATACTACAGCAGGATTCTGGGAATCAGATAAGCTAAGAGAAATAGGCGATGGCTCTGCTAACTCCGCAGTTATTGCTTGTTTGAATGTTTTATCTACAGCATTTTCAGAACCAACATTGCAAGTTGTTAAGACAGATAGTTTTGGTAATAGAGATGTACAGACAAATCATCCTATAACTAATTTATACAAGAGGCCTAATCCGTTTATGTCTGCTGGTCTTTTATCTCACTATATAGTTTTAGCAATAAATACAATCGGAGATGCTTTTCTCTATAAAAACAGAAACTCAAGTGGTAAAGTAGTACAACTTGTTCCTATTATGCCTAACTTAGTTGAGGTAAGAGGAAACGAAAACGAACTAATTACGCACTATGAATATTATCAGAATGGTAAAGGTGGAGAAAATTTAAAGATTCCAGTAGATGACATAGTACATATCCGACAAGGAATAGACCCTAACGACCATCGAAGAGGACATGCTCCCCTTAAAGGTGTGTTGAGAGAAATACTAGGTGATGAATCAGCAGGACAATGGTCAGCTGCCTTATTGCACAATATGGCTGTACCAGGTGTTGTTCTTTCTCCACGTAACGATTCTCTTGGAGGTCCAACAAGAGAAGAAGCCGAAGCTATATCAGAATCTTATAAGCAAAAATTTGGTGGTGCTAATAGAGGTGCTCCAATGGTTTTGTCTGGTTCTATGAATGTAGATATTGTTTCTTTCTCACCTGACCAAATGAAACTACAAGAATTAAGAAGATTACCAGAAGAAAGAATATCTGCTGTGTTGGGTGTTCCTGCAATTCTTGCTGGTCTTGGTGCTGGTTTAGATTCAGCAACTTATAACAATACAAGAGAATTAAGAGAGTTCTTTACAGAACAAAAACTCATACCTTTATGGAAAATGGTTTCTTCAGAATTAACTCATCAACTATTAGAACCAGATTATGGAATAACTGATGGTGGTGTTTGCGAATTTGATTACACAAAAGTAAGAGCATTATCAGAAGATATGGATGAACTTTACAAGAGAGTAAACACTGGTGTTCAAGGTGGATGGATAACTATTGGTGAAGCTAGAAAAGTTGTAGGACTTGAAGCAGACGACAGACATGATATTTATTTAAGACCTCTTAATACAGTACAGATTACTGAAGATGGACAACCATTATTAGAAAGAGATAGATTTTCTCCAGATGAAGGAAAAGCTTTACTAGGTTCTGTTGCATTGCCACCAGAGTCTACAAGACAAGACGTTGTTGAATCACCACAAAGAATATCAGAAGATAAATATATTGCTGAAATGCCTAACGGTGCATTTTGTGTAGTGAGTCATTATGACAATGAAGTAATTAAATGTTTTAAAACAAGAGCTGAAGCTGAAAAGTTTTTAGCAAGTATGAAAAAAGCTTTAGCAGAAATGGAAGAAATAAAAGTTTCTACAGAAGAAGCTGAGTCTTTAGAAGAAATAGATTCTGATTCTTGGCGTAGTGAAAAGAAAGAAAAACCAAAAAAAGATAGAACAAACTTTCCTAGCCCTGGAGATGATAGAGCAGTAAGAATATCTAATTCTAAATACAAAGAGTTTCCATTTGCTTATGCAAAAGATTTAAAAGAGAACTGGCCTGAGATTTGGAGATTAGCTGGTAACGGTGGTAATCCTCCAACATCTTTTACAGGTAATGATGCTTACAGAAACTGGGCTAAATATAAAGCTGGCGATAGAAGTGAAGCAGTTCTTAGCTGGGTTCGTAGAAGAGAACGATACATGGGAAGACATCAAGGTAATACAAGACTTAATGGAACAATAGCAAACATTAAATGGGGTGGTGTTTCTAATATTGGCGTTCCTGCTATGAAAAAAATAATCACCGAAAGAAAAGAATTAGTTCGTAGAAGAAGAAAGAAAAGTTTAGAAGTTGCAAATGAAATACTTGATGAAGCATTTGCATCAAAGGTTTCTGCTAATGTCAGAAAGATACTTACTAACAAGGTTAAAGAACATAACGATGGAAGTCCTAAGCATAAAACAAATCTTAGAACTTTAGTTTCTGTGTTCAATAGAGGTGTAGGTGCTTATCGTACTAACCCTGGCTCAGTAAGAGGTAATGTAACATCTGCTGACCAATGGGGAATAGCACGTGTAAACGGGTTCCTTCATGCATTGAGAACTGGTAAGTTTAAGAGAAAACCATACGATACCGACTTGCTGCCTTCTTCACACCCTCTCTCATCTAAAAAAAGTGGGGAGAAAGCATCAAGCGTTAGAGTTGGTCAATCTGTCAGTTGGTCAATAAATAAGGACCCCGACCCACCTTCAACAGTACATGGTGTAGTAGTATCAGTCGATGGTAAAGAAGCTACAATGCAGGTTTGGGCAATATTAGAAAGTGGTAAACACAAAAAAACAGATAGAAGTGTAACCATGCCAATATCAAAGCTAACTGTAATTAAAGATATAACAAAAGAAAAGACACTAAATTCAGACACCTCTGTTTAAAATAACTTTATATAACTGTAATTACAGAGGAGCATTTGCATGCAAGAAAGAGAAGTAAAGAATATAGACTTTAAATTCGATGAAGACTCCGAAGGTAAAGTCTCTGCTGTCTTTTCTGTTTTCAATAATCTAGATTCCGATGGGGACATTGTTCTCCCAGGTTCAATAAAATCAGGTTTTAATTCTGGTGATGTACCTATGGTATGGGCTCATAAATGGGACATGCCTATTGGAAAAGGTTATATCAGAGAAGATGGTGAAAAGGCTACATTTGTTGGAGAGTTTTTCATGGACACAGATTCTGGACAAGAAGCCTACAAGTTAGTAAAAAACATGGGTGACCTACAACAATGGTCATTCGGATACAGAGTCAATGATTCTGAGTTTGGTAAACATAAAGATATGAAATCAAATGAAGAAGTTGATGCAAGATTTTTAAAAGATTTAACTGTATTTGAAGTATCTCCAGTACTAGTTGGTGCTAATCAAGATACTTACACATTGTCAATTAAATCTAACAATGAGCTTTTGAAAGATATTGTTAATGAAAATAATGACGAAGAAAAGGCTGCTATGGATAAAGATATGTTTGATAATCCTGGTGAAGCTATGAGTAGGTCAAAAGAATTATCATGTGCAGTCGGCGTACATAAACACAAAGTTGATGGAAAAGATTTATTTATGCCATGTAAGACACATGAAGAATATGAAGAGGCAATAGGTAACGGTAAAGATGCTGACAACATTGACGCTAAAACTCACACAGAGCAACACGCTGCTATGGAAGCTCTAGGAAATATTACTGAAGAAATGAAAGAAATTCTTGCTGCTATTCCTAAAGACGAAAATGCAGACTTACCACAATGGTGGGTTGACATGTTAAGAGAGATAGCTGAAAAAATGAAAGTGGCTAAGGATAATCTTGTAGAACCTAAGCCAGAAAAAGTATTAGAACAAGTGTATGAAGACCCTGCAAAAGCATTAGCTGAAGCAGATGCCGAAGGAAAGACAATAACAATTGTTGAATCTGAAGGTAAGTCTTATTACAAAGTAAGTGAAAGTGTTGAAGAAGAAACGCAAGATAATGTTTCTTTTTCACAACAAGTCAAAGATGTGCTTGCTGCATTTAACGACTTGATGGCACGAGCTACCGCCATTGCGATGTTGCGTGCTAAGGATGGAAGGAAACTAGGTATGAAAGCTACTGACGCTCTTAGAGCGGTACAGGAAGATTTACAAGATGCCTGGTCTGAAGTCGATGAATTCATAACTGAATTCGGTGCTATCGATTCTGCTGCTGTAGAAGAACTAGAAACCGAAGTAGAGGAATCTGCTGAGGAAGAAGCTTCTGCTGGAGAAGAAGTCGAGACTGAAGTGACAGAAGAACCTGTCGATAAAGTCGAAGTAATCGAACCTGAAGTAATTGAAGAGGAAGAAACTGAGGAAGAGGTTGAACAGGAGTTAGTTCCTGCTACAGCTGAAACCGAAGAAGAAGTCTCTTCTGATACTGAAGAAGAGATTGTTGATGAAGAATCAGATGCACTATGGGCTGAAGGTCAAGCATTAATTGCAGAATCTTTGGAAGCCGATTTAATCGAAGAATAATCAAAATATATAACAGGAGATTAAGTTAAAAAATGAGTAGACCAAAAGAACTCAAAGAACAAATTGCTAAATCTCGTGAAGAGCTTAAAGCTGCTTTTGATTCACAACAAGACGGCAAGTACTCTGCTGAGGCCAAAGAGAAAATCAAAGGTCTCAACACTGAACTAGCTGGACTTGTTGATGATTTAAAAATCGAAGAAGCAAAAGCTCAAAACGAAAAAGCAATGGAAATCAATGATACACCTGTTAACGCTATTCCAAATGCAGACGTTCAAAAAGCTGGAGTAAAATCCATCGGTGAAATGTTTGTTGGAACTGATGCTTATAAAGCATACAATGACAATGGCGTAAAAGGTGTAGATTCCAATGTTGAATTCAAAACAACTTTGAATACAACAGGATATGCTCCTGAGAGCCTTAGAGCTCCAGGAATCTTGGAGACAGCTCTTCGTAATCCAGATAGCGTTATTGGATTGTTTGACCAAATTCAAACTAACCAAAATGCATATGTGTATTTAGAAGAAACAACATTCACCAACAACGCTGGTGCAGTTGCTGAATCCACTGACATTAGTTCTTCTAATGAAGGTGCTTTAGCATTTACAGAAAGAACAGAATCCATCAGAAAGATGGCTACTTTCTTGCCTGTAACTGACGAGTTGTTAGCTGATGTTGCTGGAATTCAAGGATATGTCAATTCAAGATTATCAACAATGATGAAATTGAATCTTGACAACCAATTAATCAATGGTAGCGGTTCAGCTCCTAACTTGACAGGTGTGTTACAAAAATCAGGAATTAACACATTTGACTATACAGGTGACCCATATGGTGGGGAACTTGGAAAGTTAGGTCAAATTTACCAAGCTATTACCGAAATTAGAAAAGATGCATTTGTTGAACCAGATGCAATCGTAATGCATCCATCAGACTGGTATGACCTAGTTACATCAGTTTCTGAAGTAACAACAAGCGGTTCTAAGAACCCATTATTTGTTGTTGCTGGTGGATTCGGTGATGCACCTTCTCCAAAACTATGGGGACTTAATGTTGTTCCTTCAACAGTTATTGCTGCTGGAACAGTATTAGTAGGTAAATTCGGCGGTGGAGACGCAGCTCAAGTAATTATGAGAGAAGGCGTTGACCTTGCTGTTTCTGATAGCCATTCAGATTTCTTTGCGAAGAATCAATTGGCAATTAGATTGACAATGCGTTTAGGTTTTGCAATTTACAGACCAACCGCATTCTGCTCAATTACAAATATGTAATTAGTATTTGTTTTTTGGGGGTGGTTCGTACTGCCCCCAAAAACATTAAGGAGTAAAAGATGGAACAAAACCCAAGAACAAGATTAAATCCTTTTGGCATGATACAAAGAGATAAAGAGTTCTTTGATAAGTCTCAAGAGATTATTAACAGTTTCAGGAAAGTGGAGCCTGAATTAACACAGGAGAAAAATGCCTTACCACAAGAAGCCGAAGAAGAGTAAAAAACCAAAGAAGCCAAGAAAGTAAGGTAGGATAGATTATTATGTACACAGTATTAGAAGAGAACGTTTATAGACTACCTGACGGAAAAATCTGGAAAGGTGCCCCTGCTGATTTACCATTTGCTCAAGCAGATTTAATTGCTAAAGCTGGTAAAGAATACCCAACTGAGTGGTTAAAAGAGCAAGGTGCTTTAGAAGAAAAGAAAGCCCCTGCTAAGAAAGCTGCTCCAGCAAAAGCAAAAGCACAAAAGCCAGTAGAAAATAAATCTGTCAAAGTAGAAGAATCTAAATCAGAAGACAAGTAACACAGGAGGTCTAACTCATGGCTTTCTGTACAGCTGCAAATGTAGAACAGTATGTTCAATTTGCATTATCTTCAGATTTAGAATCACATCTTACAGATAACATTATTCCACTTGTAGAAGCTGCTATAAAAGAGTATGTAGGATATGATGTTGAACAAGCATCACATACTGAAACTTTTACAGGTGACCAAACAAAAGATATATTTTTAACACATCTTCCTATTAATTCAATTACTTCAATAGTAGAAGATGACACAACACTAGAAGAAGGTAACTCTAAAGATTTTGTTAAATACTCTAATGGTAGAGTTACTCGTATTGGAACTAGATGGTCTTATGCAAGACCTTTGAATATTACTGTAACTTATAATGCAGGATATTATGCAAGAGGTTCTGGAACTAGTCCTGAGTTACCAATACAATTTAAATCAGTAACTGAAAGAGCTGCTGCAAGAATACTTGAATCAACATTAATTATCGCTTCTCAACAGGAAGCAGGAGAGATACAAGGACAAAGTAGTTCTGAAGTTTCAAACTTTACTCTATCTGATTCACAAAGAATTGGGGACTACTCAATAAGTTATCCTGGTGGACTAGCTTTAAATGCAGCTACAGTATTAACAGCAGCAGACTTAACATTGTTAGCACCATTTAGAAGGCAGTTCTTTGTCTAATGTCAGCTCGCTTTCCACGTAGGCTATTAATAGATACAGTCACAGTACAACGAACTACAGCTACAGAATATGATGAGCGTGGTCTAGTATCAGACGAATGGACAGATGTTGCTAGTAGCGTTCCAACAAGATTAACTTTACTTTCTGAAACAGAAAATAGAGATGGTAGGAATACAGTAATCAAAACATACTCTGCTGTTGTGCCAGGCGATACAGATGTAAAAGCCTCAGACAGACTCTACGATGGAACATATTATTACGAGATACAATCTGTTGGTCAATCTAGACTGAAAGATGGAACAGTGTATTACAAATCATTATCACTACTTCTTAGGGAATAGCCCATGGCATTTCGTAGGCCAAGAATACTAAAGTCTCTAAGTGATACTAGAAACTATGATGAAAAGGGTTATTCACTTTTATATAACCTTTCTACTGCTAAATCAATGGGCTTTGGTAGTAGAAAGTTTTTAAGCTTTGGATATGATGCACTTCAACGTAAGCAGGACTATAACTCAATTAAGAAAACTATCAGTGGTCAAGGTATTGATATTCCCAGACGTTTAGGGTATAAATTAGCTGGTCGTTTAACAGGTAAGGCAATGAATATGCTTATACCTAATGTACCTGGACTAGGTGGTCGTATATTACGTATAGGTGCTGGACAAGCTTCATCAAAAGTTATAAATAGATTAACTAATCCTTTACGTATGGATGCGAAAGTAGATTTTAAACTTGACGCTATAAAGGTAGATAAAAAGGTAAAAGACATGGCAAGAAAAGGTATGCCTGCTTTTGAAAAGATACAGCAGACCATGCAAGCACTTGCTATTGCTAATGCACCTGATTATTACGCATTAGAAAAAATGAATAGGAAAAAAGACAGTGACATAACATATAATGATAATTATTTATCTGCATACTCATTAACTAAATACACTCCAGAACAAGTAGATGCGTTAATGAGCTCATCTGATATGGATTTAATTATGAACTATAGTGAATTTGAAAACAAAGCATATGAATATAGTCTTGTAGTCACAAAGCCGTCTGGACCATCAGATAAAGTTGAAGAGACTTTTATTCTTGGTACATTTTCTACTGAATCGGAAGCATCTGCTGCAAGACTAGGAAAGATTGCTCGTGGAACTAGACCAGAGAATATACGCATTTCTGAGATGCCTAATATTCAAGCAACTTCACAATTTGTTGAGTTAGAACTAAAGAAAGCAATGGAGCAAACAGGAATGGGGGCAACGTATGGTTTTGGATTTTTACCTAAGACTGATGAAGCTGCAAAACAATTAGCAATGGAAGCTGTAGAAGGTGCTGAATTACTAAAAACAATTACTGACCCAGAAATACAAGAAAGAGTACAGGCAATAGTTGGTCAGGGAGGTTCAGCATTAGGTACAGGTAAACTAGCTTTAATTATATTAGGTGGATTGATTGACAAGTATTCAGAGAACCCTGAAGCATTTAAATCAAAAGGTATCTTTAATACATTAAGAAAAATTAGAGGTGATGTAACTGATATGCATGGACTACCAATTAAAAGATGGAACAAAGTACGTTACATTTCAGATGATAATGATGTGATTGTATTAAATGATGCAAACATACCTGACAAACAATTAAAAAACTTTTATGACTTTTATGATACAAGAACAAATATTAAACATAGAACTGGTGTTGATGAAAATTTTGAAAGGCAAAGCAAAGTGAAAAGAACCATCAGAGGCAAATATGAAAAAAATAGGGTAATGCAAAATAGAGTTATGAATACAGGAGAAAAGCACCCCGTAACTCAGACAGAACAACATCAATCTACCTTTTCAAGTAATCCAATGAGGCACAACTATGTATCCACGCAAATGCAAATTAAAACAGCTATCCATAGGCTAGACCCAAATACGAAAGACCCTGAAACATTGATAACTTATACTGTTGCCTTTGGTGGTAAAAGTAAAAAGTCAAAAGACAATGACGCTATACGTGACGCATTCCAGATAGAGTTTGGTGGTCCAGCTACTGACAAACAAAATGGTTTAAGAAATAGAACAGATGGATTTGTGTATACACCTAGTTTGTTTATGTTTAAATCTTTAAAAGATACTGCATCTTATTTTGGTTTAGATAGACCAAGTCAAAATAAATTTAGATTAGACGTTAACTCTGCAAACAGATTAGTTAGTAGTCAGGTAAGCAGTGTTGCTAAATCCGAAGGAGTCTTACCAGAAGATATATCTATTAGCGTATCTGGTGTTCAGAAATCTAATAGGACTAGAACAATATTAAGAGAGTTAAACAAAAGGTCAGCTCGAGTTAGAAATAGCAAAGAAGCAATAACTAAGAATGGGTTTCTTGCATTAGATAAGAATCAAATACTTCAGTCATCTGCTAGAAGTGCAGACTTAGAAATGATTAGTGATGTACTTAATGATTCGTTATTTGGTGGTAAAAATATATTAAAGAATCTTAGTAATGCAGAAACAAGACAAGGGTTTGAAAAAGTGTTGACTGGACTGGACGGATTTGAGATTGCAACTGAATCAAATATTGCAAAACAAATGTTAATGCAAGATAGGCAAATGAAACAAGGTCTTAATACATATGGTCGAATGACACGTAAAGATGTAGAAATATTCGATAAGCCAATTGAAATTGACCCTAATGACCCTTCAGCAGTAATGAAATATGGAACTGACTATGTTGCTTTTAATCAAGGTGGAACAAGATATGTTGTTGGTAAAAGAATTGTAAGAAAGGTCACTCCTAGCCAAGCACTAAGGCAAGGTGCTGATGTAGATGGAAGCGGACTTGCACCAGACCCATTGTTAGCTACACCAGAAACAGCTGCCTTAGCAAATATTTCTAAGTTATTAAAAGGGCAAGCAACTATAAAAGAAATAGAAGATACTATATACAATGCAATCATTGCTGAAAAGAGTGCTCTTCAATCTATACATACTGATGATATCTTACATGCACGTACTGCTGCTAGGAAAATAGTTAACTCTTTTAATGCAGAACAATTATTTATAGCAAGTCAAGGTACAGCTAGTTTGCAAGAATTAACTTATGCTACTGCTATGGGTGCAGGTGCTATTGCCACTGCTATCAAAGACTTTTCAAAGTTTTACAGAATATGGGGTAAAGGCAAGTCTGGAAATGTTACAATGATAGACAAACCTACTCTAAAGCAACTTGGTGATACTGCAAGGAGACAATTAACAGAACCTACCTTCAATGAGTTTGTAGCTTTACTCCAAGATGATGACATGTTAACAATGCTTAGAGCAAATTTTAGAACTGTAGCTCGAGAAATTAGCGATGGTAAATCTGACCTAGATGGTTTCTATGTTAATTTAAGGTCTAACTTTACACAACATTATGCCCAACTACTAAATAGTCAGGACCAATCAGGAATGAGTATTGCAATGGTTGGCGGTGTAAAGAAAAGACCAGCTCCAGATAGCTCTAAGTACCCATTGTACTATGACAATGAGCTAGATTTAAATGACCCAAATACACAACAAGCAATAGATGATTTATTTAGAAGTAGAGGTTCTACTGGAATTCTTGAGAGTAGTACTGGAATTATTAGTCAATTGAAAGCTAATTATAATAATCTCTCTACATCTAGAGATAGGTCTAATGCATTAAACAATATTATTAACAGAATAGTTAGCGGTAATATGAGCATAAAAAATTCTTTAGATTTATTTTTAGACAATAGAATGTTGCAGATTGCTTTAGCAGAAAGAATAAATCCAAACTCAGCAGAGTTTGTTGCATCAACTATGAGTCCTGCTGATATACAAAAATATATAACTGAGTTAACAACATCCACTAGTGGATTAGGTGGTCTTACACAAAGTGATAGACAAGACAATTTTGAAGACTCAAGTTTATTTGATGATGGTTTTGATATTTAAATACAATTCCATGAATCTCTCAATACACGGTTAATATTTAAGTATGCCAAATACATTAGATACAGGACAAAAAGTACCACCTGACGCAGAGATTGTATTGAGGCAGTGGTGCTTAGACCAAACAATAATCACAGACATATGTGGAACTAATATAGCAACTAGACTCCCTAGAAATGCTGACTTACCTTTTTTAACTTTATTCAGAGCTGGTGGTGCTTTAGTAAATCCAAACAGTGAAGCACACATACAATCAGCACTTATGCCAATGGAAGCATATGCAGGAAGATGGGGAGGCTCTGGAAATGACAAAGCTTTCTCAGATTATAGCACTGCAATGTCTCTCGCAAATGCCGTTATTCAGGCAGCATTCAACTATTCTAATGGATATATAACTACTAGTGATAGTGATACTAGAGCTAAGATATATGGTTTTGATATTATTCAATTCCCAACAAGAATTGAGGAAGTCAATACTGGCTTAGGTAGATATTCTTTCACTTTAGCTATGACGTATAGAGCGGTATAGGAATAGATATGGCAAAGAATGAAAAGAAAGTTTTGGTAAAACTTAATCCACTATTTTCTCGCAATCAAGCGAGAGATGTAGTTACTGGTATTATGTTTAATCAAATTGATG